AATTTATAAAAGTAACAATGAATACAAATTACATTTATTGTAAATATTTTAATTAACATGGTTCTATTTACAGACAAACGCTCAATTAGAACAAATCAGTAACCATGTAAAGGAAGCCTCCCACTAAGGATGGTAGTGAGGGCTTTTTATATTACCTACAACAAACCAATATGCTTCCCAACGGCATTTGACGTTTCAAAACGGTTCTTACCGCTCAGTATAGTAAACTTATCAGCCTTTAATCCCTTTTCATTACCACCAATAACAATAAGCTCCTTTGCTAGCTTCTCCTTTGATGCTAATGAGCGACTAATGACTGGTGCTCCTAAAGAGTTACTTGCTGCTTCTGCAGCTCCATAGTCAGCGCTTGAATTAATTACAATTGCTTTCTCTAACAAAGTTGATTCCTCCTTATTTTGTGGCTTTGAGACAGGTTTCTTTAGTTTATTTAACTCAAATTGAACCTTATTAATAACTTCATTCCAACGCCCCTCAGCTCTAACACGATGAGGACAATTTTTCTTGCTCCAATGGAAGTGTTGTTTAAGTTTATTTACTCCCCAATTACGTTCGTGTAACAATTGAGCAATAAACTTAAAAGCTAACTCTTCAGCCTTTTTGTAGCGATCTCCACCACTCTTAGAGTAACAAACTTCCACACCGATAGACTTCCTATTACCTATACCATTACCTCCATCACCACAATGCCAAGCGTTACGGTTAGTGGGAATTCCTTGTACAACTTCTTTATCATCTACAGCATAATGAAATGAAACTTGATTACTGTTACCAATCATGTAAGAAACTTCACCGTTAGCAGTAGCGTCATTGTACGTTTCATGATATGTAATATAATCAGCATCCATAATGTAAGGACATTTGATTGAATGTTTACTTGAGGAAACTAACATTTTTCTAGCTTGGATAGTCATTCCTTATCGTCCTCCTTGCCTTTCCCCACCTTTTCACGGTCAAAATATTTAGTCAGAAACTTAATATCAATTCCAATTCTGCTGAAATTCTCTATTATGGACATACCCTCATAAGCTACTATCAAGCCAACTCCTAATTTAATTATGTGTCCATCAGCACTAATAAAAGCATCCATAAACACTAAGAAAGCCAGTGCTACGAATAAGCCGACTTTCTTTATTAAGCCCACATAGTTAATTGAGCTATTTAATTTTTTCTCTATCGCTGCTGCTAATAGTCCAGTAATAATGTCGAATAGAATGAATCCTATTGCCACATACCATATATTGCCGACTACCATCGTAATATCAAAGCCACCTAAGGCATTTGTCATTTGTTCCACTTTTTCACTCCTCTCTTTTTAAACAAAATAAATAGCCCTATTTAAGGACTAACTTTCCGTCTTCTATTTTGTAATCGTCAATATCTCCGAACGTATCAGCATCAGCAATGAAGAAGAAGTGATCAAATTGTCTTGCTGGAATAATGTTCTTTCCAACTAATGACTCTGTAATCTTTCCTGTGGAGTCTGAATCACAATACACTAATAATGAATTCAATATCACCCCTCCTTCCATATGCGAATGATACGACCGTACGCTTTATTGCCTGATACTCCAGTTTTCAGTCGAACATAAATACCTATAGAATCTCCTGTAGGAGCACCTAAGTCAACTGTTAGAGTTTCACCAAATACTGCTAAATCGCTTTGCGAGTCTGTATCATAAGTTGTTCTGTGCGCTAACACTTCGCCACTTCTTTCTATTGAGATACGTGAGCCTGCTGTTTCGGATTCAGCATATAACCCAACTCTTACTTTTAGATACCTAGCATCATGATTAAAAGTGAAGTAATGACAATCTTGTGGGGTATCTTGAGTTGTGCTCCAATAGCGACCATCAACAGTAACGCTATTACCTGTAAATGTAGGATAAGTTCCACCAATGGTGAAATCATTCTGTTGAATGCCATTATTAACTACAACAAAACCGTCAGGACGTTCAATAGACATAGCACCTTTTGCTATGTACAGTCCATCACTATTTAACTTAACAAACTTGTCAAAATCATCAGGTGAAATAGCTTGTAATGCTACACCATCCCAAAAGAAAAGGTTATCCTCGCCAACAATCTGTATGTTATTTGTTTTGATTAGTCCTGCCGCAAGTAAAGCAGTGTTTATTTGCCCCTTAACAATTGCATCAGGGAAAGTGTTTCCACCATCACTTGATACACCAATACCACGGCTAGTGAAGCGCGTTAGAAAATTAGGGTCATCAGGGTCTATTCCTGTTAGTCCATTTGTAAAATCCAACTCCGTCTGTGCGCTCTTTATAGCCTCTGTCGCAAGCTTTATGGCTTCAGGAAGTACACTATATGTCAATCTCTCTTGTCCACTCATAAGCCTGTCAACTGTCTTAGCTGTCTGTGAGAAGCGTGTAATATCATCTGTGGCATTCTCTCGTAAATTGGATAGTGTGACTGCTATTCGAATAGGTTTTAAGTTGTAATCAAACTCCCTTATAATTTCAACTACACGAGCCTCAATGTTAATATTCATAGGCTCATAGATAATAAATAAATAGTCACCAAGCCCTACATTCTCATCTAGAAGAACAGTGTCAATTGTAATACTCAATTCAGGCTCATCAATCAACGTCTCTTGAAGTCGCTTCTCCATTCCTTCAACGGTTGTAATACGTTCATCATAAACTGGATCAGCATGTAACTCCCCGAATTTATCAACGTTAGGAGACCGATACTCAACTTCAATTGGATATTCTCCTGTCTCTTCATCGGGAGTTCCACCGTAACCACGAATCACTGTTGCTAAATTTTTTGTGCTAATTTGCTTCGAAATTGTCTTAATGTTGTGAGCATATCTAAATTGAATATCTGTCTTTTCGCCTATTTCCTTCTTTAGATAGACTTGATTGCCGATAATATAAAACTCAGCATTGTATTTTTTTAATACTTTTTGGAAGAGGGATAAACAATTTTCACTTCCAAAATTCTCGAACGACTCAGCGTTGAAAGAATCGATTATGTTAAATTCGTAAGATGTGTTTTCAAATACAAAACTTAAAGCTGTTGAAAATGTCATACTTCCGTTATGTACTTTATATTGAATTGTATTGATCATGTCATTAAAGAATCTATGTACAGAGCCTGCTTGCTTAATTGACTTGTGACCAACACCATTCTCATCAACGTCTTTAATCACGTATTCTTCATTGTCAAATTCAACGATTGATTCACCTTCTACCATACCAAATGAATGTTCATTGCTTTCATCAGGTATGACAAAGTAAGACAGAGTTTTGTCTCCATTAACTTTTTGTACTTGCTCTAAACCTTTAATGTTCGTTAGAAGCTCCTCATTGCCGTATATATCCTTAATTGCTAACAATTTATCACCTCGCTTTATCAAAATAAAAAAGAGTCAACACTATGTGCTGACTCCTAATTTCTTATGTAATTTCCCTTACGTAGAATTATGTAATTTTTAAAGGGCTTAAAAAGTTCCTAAAGATTTTGTTTTCTCGTGAAGAAAAATTCCATGGAAGATAGGAAAAACAGATAAACAATATACATACCAGCCTCCATAATTTGAGAATCAGATAACGGAGCATCTAAGCCGCCTCCACCATAATCGACAGGACGTACAATCTCGCTGATGTATGACAATGTTTCTTTTGTATGAGGGTTAGTCTGTTCTTTCATGTAATGCCTAGCTAACCCTGTCGCGCTTGGGCCACTCCAAGTTTTAATCGGATCGGATGTGTAAAATTCCCATGTTTTTATTATAGAATTTCTCAATATGTTCATTGCACTTTGTCCATTACCTAAGATATACATCAAGTCATCACTGCCATCCATACCATTACGCATCAAATGTATATCCAAGAACGCAAAAGGTTTCATGCTATCCATTATGCTCTTAGCATGCTGTGATTCAGCTTGCGTAAAATTATCAAAATCCTGATTCAAATCTACACCATTTGAATTATACCTACCTTCAACATCCGATTCTGTACTAGGTTGTGTATCATACCCATATGGATTTAATACGGGTATATAGGCAATATGGAACATAGAGAGTAATTTAGATCTAAAAGCTTTATCAGGAAATGTATTATCTCTTAACTCTTCCATAAATCGCATGCTAAAACTAGTTCCTTGCCATTCTGTTCCATGTAATGAGGCTTCAACAAGTATTGTCGGTTTATCTAAATTACCCATCTCAATACAATAGATGTCATAAATTCCACTTTCATCTTTGCCTATGTTTGTGACATTATCAAATTGATTTATTCGTTGTACAATCGTATCATAATCATCATACGATACACTCCCACCAAACTTATAAGGTATTCTCTTAATTCCCATCTTCGCTTACCCCTCAATAATCCTATAGACTACTTTGACGGTGACTACATCTGAAATATCAGGTGTTCCGCTAGTGTGCCTGAAGCCAAGCCGTCCACCCTCTGCAAGAACAATAGGGGATTTTAAATTAAACTTATAGTCGTTAGCACCACTATCATATGCGACTACGTCAAAATTAGGATGTCCATCTTGCGAAATCCGTGTAGGTGTCGCATGGTATCTCGATCCAGTTCGAATTGTGTGGAATAGCTGTCCAGTATAATTGTTAGACGATACTACTCCTGCGTTATGCAAAGTAGGGTAGACACCAGTCGAGTTCGTTGCATATTCCATAAAATCTATAATTACTTTCTTTCCTTGCTCATCAAATATAACAACATCACCCGCATCAAAAGTCTCATTATGCATTGTTTGGTATACAGTTTCTTCCGACTTTACTGAAGGTACCCAGTTGCCGCTCTTATCCTTAACGTAATTCCTCGATTCTATAAAACGTTCGGCTAATTTAGCTAATAATGCCATTTTATATCACCACCCTATTTATACTTAAAAGATTTCCTTGTGAATCAAAGTTGAAAGTCGATTCGATTATTTTTCCATCTTTTTCTTCTGATGATTTAACAAGTCGCCCATTCTCATATTCATAAGTGGTAACACCTACTGGGGTTTCTTCCTTTGTTAAGTTTCCCTCTGCATCATAAGTAAGGATCGTATCGCCTTGTAAAGTTATTTCTTCCACAATTTGTATCAACTGTGAGGAAACAGAATCGTGTTCTGTGATCAATCTTTCTTGTGCATTAGCATGAGTCGTGCCGTCAGAACCTACGGACAACTGACCATCTAATGAAACGTCTGATTCTAAAGTCAACGCTTGATTTATTTCATTTCGTACCCCTTTTATATCTGCTTCTGTATCGGTAAAGTTAGCGTTTAAATCATTACGATAATCACGATCAAACTTTGTACCTAATTGTCTGTATGGATATTTTGGCAAACAATTCGCCTCCTTTTAAAAAAAATAAAAAAACGCCCCAAATTAGAGCGTCTTAAATCGGAATTCAAACGTCAGTACAAAACTACCGCTTGTTCCAGTTATGATAAAATCATTCGTTCCATTTGCTAAACTAATGATTTTCCTGTTCGTATCTCGATAAATAGATAAACTATTCTTTGTTGCTCTTACTCCATCTAATTGGAGAACATCTGATACAACGGTTGTTCCTGTATACTCCCACTTCTCATCTGTTGTTGTATTTTCAATACTAAGGTCAGTTGAGTCACCACGAAAAGTAATAACTAACTCCATGTTACGTGGATTAATCGCTGTATCACCGACATTATAAATAGTAAATTCTGTTTCACTATTAATCGTATAGATTGTTTGCTCTGTTACCATTAACTCGCCCCAAGTAACCATTGTTAATTATCTCCAATCTCTGCCTTTTCAATTGCCTCTAATACTTCTTTGCCCAATCGTGCTGTTTCCTCAATCTGCTCTAAATTACCTTCATAGCGAACAAACTTTACAACCTGTACCAAAAAATCTTTGTGTTCTTGTTTATTTAATTTCAAGTTATCTCCTCCTATTAAATTCCATCTAACACTACAATCGTTCCATCTGGCTTTCTATATTTTAGTACATCATTTTCCACGTACAATACAATACCGCCAACAGGATTTAATGAAGGGATTAAAGTAGCGTTTTTAATTCCAACCATACCGCCACTTCCCTCACCAAATTCTGTAGAAGAAGAACCTATCATGATTCCATTACCTGTGAAGTAAGCAGTTTCTTGTGATACTATTTGACAAAGATTAGATATACGAGTACGAATTGCACCGTCCGATGGTCGTCTGAACTCCATCATATTAGTACCAGTATCACGACCTCTTACAACCAAAGCAGGTGTAGTATCATCGTTTTGTACTAATTCCATAACTCCATCTGGATTTTTTCCAATAGGTGTTCCTACTCCTACTCTTCCTGTACCTTTAATAACAAAATCTTCTCTGCCGTTATTACGAATGTTCATCAAATTTCCGGTTGTAGCACCTTCTGTGGCAGTAATAAAGATACCTTGTGCTGCTGTACCAGACGTTTTCAGATCAATGGATAAACCAGAAGAACTAGCATCTGAACCATCTGCTTGACCTTTGTGTGATACCTTTATAGTTCCGTGATGTAATTCACTTCCCGTTACCTGCATAGACGAAAACTCTTTATTATCCGATACACAATTTATACCAGAAGCAAACCCATCTGTTGAGGCTTGGTAAGCCGTTAAAGCATGAGTAGTTACTGTCCCTGTCGCTTGTTGTTTAACAAAAATACCTTGTTTACCAGTGTCAGTTGATAAAACATCTATTACAGGTTTTGCATTACCGTCAGTTCCCGTTACCTTTATATCACCGCTAATAGTACCACCAGTTTTATCTAACTTATTTGTCTCTATGTCAGCCATTTCTCCATTTAATTCACTTATATCATTCGCTCTATTTTTAATTTCTGCATCAATCTTGGTAAAGTTATCGCTCAGTGACGTATCCACTTCTGTATCCATATCATCACGATGTGGTTTATACAATGAATAGTTCGTTGTATAACTTGGCATTACAATTCACTCCATTTCTTATATCCAATATCAAACCACGTTGTTGTCTTCTCGACTGTCTCAGTCATTTCTTCAGTTAACCCTTGTCCGACTTGCCACAACTCAGAATCGAAGGTGAACAAGTCTAGGGTCGTTCCGATTGATTCTGAATAACTAGACTTGCTTTCAAATTCAATAGTAAATTCACCCATGTTTACAACTCTTTCAGGGGTAAATGAGCTACTTACTTCAACTTTCCAACGCTTTGTTGGCTCATCATCTTTGACAATATAAAACTCGTCATCTTTGAAAAGAGTTTGTATTAACTCATTTTTTGCCAATGGATAATCATAATAATCCACAGCGAAAAACACACATGTAGCTTGCATTGGTCTAGTATCATAATCTTTTCCCAATCTAATAGATCCACTTCTGCCTTGTATCTTTTCTTGATAAATGATAGGAGAAGGTGAATCAATAAGAAAGGAACGAACTACTATATTAAGATCATCAGCCATGTTTACCTCTGTGCCGTCCTGATAGACAATCTTAAAGTTATGTATTGTCTTTGGTACTTTATCCATTTATTCACCTCACTCCTCTCATCATCAATTTAGTATCGGTTTCTCGTTTTTGTTTTGACATCAAATCATAGTAAAGATCACTGTCAAGATTGCCCTCGACATTTATGTATACATTCGTTCTACCTAACATGCTTTGAGTTTCAGGATTAGAGTACACATTAGCCCCTTTCAATCCTGTTACTAATTCGGGTCCCTTCTCCCCTACAATTGCCATATCACCTTGGAAGTTTCGAGCACCTTTCGCAAGCATTGGAATATTAGGAGTATTGAGTGTAATGGATGGAATATTAAATGATTGTCCAAACGGTAATGATACCTCTTGCCCACCTATTTTAAGTTGGAAGGAGTTCCATTTACCGATAAGCCAGTTGACAGCAGATTTAAAGGAACTCTTTAAACCATCCCACATACCTCTTGTCTTTTCTGTAAACTTCGCTTTTAATCCACCAAAGAATCCAAGTAAATCATTAACTTTCCCCATGATCCAATCGACTGAGGTTCTCCATATTTCTTTGAGCTTGCTGCCTAACCACTTAGTAGCTCCGACAATCGTGTCCCAATTTGCGATGATTATTGCAACTAAACCAATAACAGTTGCTATTACCCATCCAACTGGCCCCATTGCAATAAGCCAAGCTGCTGCCATTCTTGCTGCTTGTATTAAGGCTTGTGCTCCCATGAAAATCCATTTTGCTACCATTGCTGCTACTGTGGCTACGTGTATCGCTCCTGCTTTTATAGCTGCTACTTGAGTCATAACCCACGCTGTAACTTGTTTAGCTGCGGAAATTAAAGCTTGCACACCTGCTTTTATCCATTGCACGATTAATTTAGTAGCAATAAGAGACGCATAAGTAATAATAATTGGCTGTACGATTGCCCAATGTTCATTTAACTTGTCAGATAACCAACCTAGAGTATCAATAACATCATTCAGTAAGTCCTTTATGGTATTGAAAGCATCTTCGAAAAACTGTTTGATCTCTGGAAGATTGGGTTCAATCCATTCCCATAAATCAAATAGCGCTGGAAGTAAAGTATCCTTCACCACTCCAACCACAATATCAAGAACCTCAAGAACCTTATTGAAAGCTCCCTCGAAAAACTCTCTAATTTTTGGTAAGTGTGGTTCTACCCATGCCCATAAATCTTTTAGACGTGGTATCGCTTCATCGTTGATAAAACCACTAACTTTTGATATCGCTTTTCCTGCCACATCGAAACCTTTTTCAAAAAATGATTCCACTAGAGGCATCTTATCTTGTGCCCAGTCCATCATGACTTGGAATGTAGGGATAAGTTTACCTATTATCTTTTGTCCAAATGCCCCTGCTGATCTAGTTAAATCATCCCACGAGTCCTGAAACTTTGAAGCGGATGCTAATGTATCGCCTTCTATCACAATACCTAGCTCTTCTGCTTTCTTCTTAGCATCCTCTAGGCTTAACGATCCGTCTTGTAATGCAGGCATAAGCTCTCTACCTAGTTTTGTTCCGAATAATTCAGAGGCTGCTGCTGATTTTTCTTGTTCGGATGACATTTCTGATAGTGCTTGGATTGATTGCGCCATTGCATCTTCAGTTGATAGCGTACCGTCTTTCACTTTATCCATATCAACGCCTAAATTAGAAAGAGCCTCAGAATACTTTTCGTTTCCATCTGCTGCTTTCCCCATACGCTGATTCAATCGCCCTAACGCTTTTTCCATATTACCTGTGGAAATACCGTTTTGTGATGCCCAGTAATCCATTTCTTGGTAAGCATCTGTTGATATGCCTAACTTGGACGATGTTTTAGCAATTTTGTCAAATCCCTCTGTTATCTTATTTGTGGCTGCAAACATAGCACCTGCTGCAATACCTGCACCTGCTGCAATACCTGCACCTGCTGCAATACCTGCTCCCCATTTAGCTACAGATTTCAGATTTTTGCCTAGTTTTTTACTAAAGCTTTCAGTTTTCTTATCCATCCTGGATAAACTCTTATTACTTTCTTTGTCATCTATTAGGATACTTCCAAACAACTTAAAAATTTCCATATATTGTAATCACCCCTTTTCTTTGGGCAAAATAAAAAACCCTATTTAGGGTTACTTCTTTTTAACCTTTGATTTAAATCGTTTAAATGTTTCTTCAACTGTTTCAACAATGTCAACTTGCTTAGGTTCACTTAATTTCTTCTTATATTCCTCAAAAGAGTAGTAGTCTTCTTGCTTCTCCATTTTACTAAGATTAATTAAGTAAATATCCCACAGCTCATCTTCATTTCGCTTTGAAATTGCTTTATTAAATAAATCAAAAGCCCAATCTACATCTAAAGATTCGATATATGACATGTCATTGTATCTTGTCAATATCAAATCTAATAATTCATTTGGGTCATAGTCTACTTTCCAAGCAATTCCAAAGCTTTGGTAAAAACCTTTACCCAATTTTCATGCTGTTTAATTTCATTGAAAATATCAATAGTTAAATCAGCATCCATAACTTGATATTCTTTCTGAGTAACACCAATTAAACTAGCAAAGAACTTCTCAACTTCTTCCTCAGCCTTCTCCATATTTTCAAGAATAATTAAAGGCATTTCCATGCCCAACTCAGTTTGAATTGCTTCAACTTCTGCTTCTAACTCATCAGTATTTAGTTCTTTTTTCTTTTCAGCCTGTAGTTGTCTATTTTTCTTATTCATTAGTGTGATCTTACCTGACATAGCAAGCAATTCTTTCTTAATTTTCATCTTTCCAATGATACGAATAACTGTAAAGATATCTGTTGACTTCGGACTTCTAATTTCAATCTTAAACTCTTCTGTTTCCATAATTACCTCCTGAAATAATAAAAATAGGGACTATCTAAATGATTAGCCCCTCAAACCGTTATTAAGCTGTTGCTACGTCTCCTGTATACTGAGTAATATACGTTGGTACAATATCCATATTGGCAGGATCAAAGTGTGCTGTGAATGTCACTTCACTTACTACTTCATCCTTATCAGCCATCGCTGCTGAGAAAGCTCCATCTCCTAATACATTCTCGATTACATAAGCAACAAGATCACCGTTTTCTGTTTCAGTTACGTAAGCCAAATTATCAAAATAATCGCTATCTGTAAAATCAGCATTTGGTCTGAATGTGTTATATTCAGGAACTTCCGTTGTAGCTGAAACATTATTCACTGTACCAGCCATATACTTCTCAAGTTTTGCATGATCTAATTCTAGTGCAGTTGCTGTAATAGTAATCTTAAACTCTGTTCTACGTTTCAAGCCCTTAACATCCTCGCCTCGGTCTCCGTCAAAACGAATAGACTTGTTCGTAGGCTCAATATTGTAACTTCCACCTCCACGAATTGCCCCAAAGGCTACTGAGTTTACATCATCCCAATCATCGGGATTAAAGTTAAAAATAAGCACACCTTCGCCTCGTTGAATATTTTCAGCTTTCGGTACTGCTGGTCTCTGAATTGCCATAATTAAACACTTCCTTTTCTAATTTTTAATAGTTTCCATCTTAATTGAGAAGTTACATGCTCAGCTCCTAGTAACATAAGCTCTTCCCAATCAACATTTTTCAACATTTCTACTTCTTCTTCCATTAACATTTCACATACTATTTCTTTAAAATCGCTTGAGGCTGTTTCAACCTCTTCTTCAACTTGAACTGTATCCTTACAGTCCTCACAAATTGTATTAATTGAGAATCCTTTCTCATACCAACTGTCTTTGCATTTTACGCATGTCATAGTTCCCATTGCATTACTCCCCATGTACCCTAATTTGATATACGTATTGTCTACGTCTTAATCTTTTATCAGGATCAGTTAGAGACAAACGATTCTCTCTATAAAAGGTGAGAGAAATACCTTCTGTTACAACTGACCTTCTATGTAGTCCTTCATCAATCGTTCCTATTAAACTTTCGAGTGGTATGGTATCTGTTTTATCGTCCCATGCATCAATCTCTAGAACAAAGTTCTCCATTGTACCGTTGTCTGTTGAATTTGGTAAGTCATACACAATAAAAGGGTAGATAGCATCGTCTGGGGCATGTTGATAATAGACTCTTTCATGTTTAGAGTTGAGGAAATTTTGAATGTCGGTTCGTATCTTAATCATTTTCACTGTTATCACCTTCGTCATTAGGCTTAATTAACCCTAATGCTTTGTTCTCATTTTCGATATAACTAAGGTACTGCCCTTGTATTCTGCGGATATCATCAATATTTTCCATGACTGTACCTTTGATAATGCCACGTTTAGGCTGATTACGTGTCCCTAACTCTTGATCTTTGCCATACCAAGTATCATGCTTGCTCCCTACGATTAAATCCGTCTCACGTTTACGCACCCAAAACTGGAGGGCACGCCCGATTCGCTTATTTCTGCGCATTCCTGGCATTTGTTTAGCCTTTTGTAACATTCTTTTACGTATCAACCTACCTACATCACGTAAAGCTGCTCTCTGTAATTCCTCTAGCGTATAGGAAGCTTTGTTAATGTTACTAGTAAATTCCACACCATCTTTCTTAATCTTGACTGTACGGGGCATCCTAGCCATTAGTAGACAACCCCTGACATACTAACTCAGTAATTTCACCGTTTTTGTCATAAGCACGAATGATGCTATAATCTTTCTCATCGTATTCTAGAGTTGATTCACCTTGATATTCAATTGTTCTAATTTCAAACATTAACTCAGGCTTTAAACCTGTTGCTTGCGCTTGGTAAAATTCTGTTTGTCGGATTGACTTTTTATTAGCGAATACTTGACGTGGATCGGGAGTTTTAATATAATCACCAATCGTATTCTTACTGTAAGTAGCACTAATAAGTTTAATAACATCACGGAATAACATCTAAACCACCGCCAATGATACTGATATAGATAAACTTTCTTCAACATCAACTGTTTCTTGAATAGTCTCGTAACCATCTTTAGATACGGTATATTCCATGTTTTGAGTCTCTTTAACACCTATAAATGTAGCCACACCTGAAGAGTTTGTGATTCTCTTCTCACCATTAAATGTAATGGTTGCATCCTCAAGTAATACACCCTCACCATTATCAACAATGAACGTGACAGTAAATAAGCTATATTTTTGTGAAAGTGTTAAGTGTTGCTTCAACATGCTATAGGAATTTTGCAATCTCTCTGAGTCTGGATTATCCCAACCAAAGTTAGCTTTAGTGAACGTTGAAATAGCCCTCTTAATCAATGGGTCTGTATCATCATTTACTTTTTCAGAAGAAACACCCGACAACATCAAATCATGTCGGGCTGCTTCAATTAAATCATTAATCTCAACATCGTAAACTGTATTAGATGAGCTTATCCTCAACATTACTTTGATGTCATCAAGCATATACTTCACCTATTTCTTTAAGTTATTGAAAGCTTCATAAGCCTTCTTTTTCCCACGAATCTTTTCTCCATTTGGTAGCTCGTAATAACCAGCACCAACATGTAAAGGTTCTTCATTGGTTTCCGTTTTCGGCTCTGTTGGTTTCTCAACGTATCCTTTTTCGTAAAGTTCAAGAATACGAGAGAATGAACCCTCGTATTCAGAACCTATTTGATAACGTTCACGAGTATATTTATCCGTAAACTGCTTTATCACTTTACTCATTTATGCGTCAAATCCTATTAAACTGGTACTACTTTAGATACACGTAGGAAACCGTTTTTAGCCGTAACATTACCACCTGCAAAAACTGAACCTTTATGAGCGATCATGCCTTGCTTAAACTTATAATCATTTGAACGTTGTACCTCAAGATCACTAAATACTGCAAAAGTATAGTTAGAAAGTGACCCATAAGCCATACCATATTCTCCATCTACTGTTGCTGAATCAGAAATAGCCTTACAAGCACTATTTAAGATGAAAGGTACACCATCAATTGTTCCTGTGTTACCTTTGTTTACTACTTCATAAACTTTGTCTCCATCTGCATTACGTAAAGTTGCAAATGCCTTTAAATCCTTCTTATTAAGGATTAAAACTGCAACATCCTCAACATCTTCATCTCCACCATAGCTATAAACGATTTCATCAAGAGTCTTATCATCAATTGCTTCAATTCCTAAATCAGTTGTAGGATCAATTGCTGTTGCATTAGATGAGAAAATACCAGTTAAACGATTAGTAGTTCCATCACCAATTAAAATCTCTTTAGTTAATTTCTTACGAGTTGCTACTGTAATACCATTCGTTACAACACTGTCATAGTCTGCTGCTGGAAGTTTCATTGTTTCCTCTGAATCCTCTGCATACGCTGTCACCTTAGATTTAGCAATATCTGCATATCCGAATACTGGTTCTGCCGTTGTATAGTCAGCACCCTCAATAACATGATCACCTTCTCCATAACCTTTTAGGTAAGGTTGCGTAAAGGATTCGCCTCCTTGTAATGGTTTAACATGTACACGATCAATTAAAGTTGATACCTCATTGAATGTCGGCTTAATATCTGTAGCTTGATGTTTTGGTAGTACAATATCACTTGAGCCTACCGTTACACTTCGATTTTCTTTTAATTGCTTGCCTCGTTGTTCAATAGTTTCTTTTTCCATAGTTTCTCTCTCCACCTTTTCTGGGTTTTCTGCTCCTTCAACTGGCTTTGCTTCAACTTTTCCAGCATTAATAGCCGCTGCCATCTTTGCACGTTTTTCAATTTGTGCCTTTTCATCATTCAATCCACGTAGTTCAATATCAAGTTCTTCTAAATTAACCTCTTCTCCACTTTCTAATACCTCTGCAATTTGTGCCTTACGTTGTTCAATTTCTTCTAATCTGTTCATAATATAAATCCTCCTAATAATTTTTTAATAAATTTTTTGTTATGTATTTGCCTAAGTTTCAAGTCGAACACTATCCAGTGAGCCGTTATACTATCCAGTACAACTGACTTTTAGGCATTAAAAAAACACCCTATCCAGAGTGATTGATTAACCTATAATTGAGTTAATAAAATAAGTTTCTTTCTAAGTAATCTTTCTTGTTCTTCTTTTGCCTTTTCAGTTTCAACTAAACTTCGAGCTGAAATTGAAGTAGTATCATAAGCAGGTATATCCACAGCACTACAATCAAAGAGTCGTTTCACCTTTTGAATCGTAATCAATTTATTATTACTATCAAAACTTTGCTCTCTGATTGAGAAAGAAAAACTCATACGGTCAATATATCCACCGTTAATTTCTTCATAAAGCTTCCTACCTTCTTCTGTGCCATCTAATTTAGCTCTAATCCATAATCCTTTACTATCTACAGATAGTTGTAGTGTTTTATTACGAGTACGAGCCATTACTTTACCTTTATGATTATAGTTAAAGATAACATCTGACATATCAGCTTCATCAAATGCTTTATCACTTATTTGCTCCCTATACTCAACACCATCAATTTCAAATAAAACAGTCGGATCATTAAAAGTTGCTGCATAACCTTCGACATACAAACCATCATCACTGTTATCTTCTTCATTATGTAAGGCTCTAAGCTCAAATTCTGCAAACTTACGAACCTCTCTATCTTTTAGTTTGTCATTCAATTTCTTCTCCATCGTCTCCTGAGTCAATTTCATCACCTTCCTTTACTTTGGGATCTTGCTTACCTACTTGGTATTCATTCGCCTTATCAGCATCAATAAAGTTTAAAGATAGTATTCGTTTATCACCGCCTTCGATTGGTGGCATGTTGAATACTTCAAGACCTTGGTTTTTGGTCATCATACCTCTATCCATTAATGTAGTTACAATATTTATTTTCGTTGTATTACTAGCATACTGTAAGCGATTTGCTTCAAAGATAATTTGATTTCCATGTCCCTTTTCTCGATCAGTAAATAAGCAATTTGTAAATGCTAATGACATTTGAATTGCTAAAGGCTCAAGAATTGACTCATAAAAAGCATTAAATTCTTCTTCGTTGTAACTGGATTTAATAATCTTTTCATTAATTCCATAATAGTCATAAACCTTTTCTTTGATTGCCTTCATTTGCTTCATCAATCATCTTAGGATCATTCTTCAATTCTTGGTATTCCGTCTTTGTATCAGTAGCCGCAACACCACCATTATTATTAACGTCCATATAGTCCTCAACAAACATATCTCTTTGCTTCTTTATATCTTCTGGTCGCAATGAGCCTGTAAACTTTAATAACCCACGCAAATAAGCAGATGACTTAACTGCATTAGCAATTCCCTCATCTGTTGTTTGTATCAATTGTAAAGTTGGATTTAATGCTTTATCAGACGTTTCCCCATACAAGTCATTCCTATAGAAGAAACGTCTCAAATGAATCAAATCTTCATAGGGTAAAGTTACAGTTTGACCACCTAAAAATCTAAACTTAGCATAGATTTCATTATCACCTTCTAGTAACTCAACAGTGGAAGAGTTGACAGGATAAAAGCCTTTAACTACTCCAAATTGATCCCTATCAACGTAAATGAATGAGTTATTTTTCATGTATAACTGAGTTATAACTTTATAGAAAAAACTGTAGCTATCCATGAATCTATTTGGTTGATATTGTAATAGTTTTTCTAGATGAGATTCACGATTATCTACATTTGAACCTATTTTGCGAGTATGTTTTGCTTTCAGTTTTGCTCCATTTCTTGCAATAGCGTCTACAGAAGCACGAACAACGTCTGAGTCGTAAGCCTCACCTGAAAAACTATTAAATATCAGCATAAAACCATTTAGCATTTTAAGCTGAGTCTTATTTATTTCATCGATATTCTTTTTTCCAAAGAAAAATTTATGTAGTGATCTCTTCTTCAATTTTGCACCTCCCTTCACGTTAAATGATGTTAACGTATTCATCCCACTTGTCTTTTAACACAATGTATCCACAAGCTAAAGAAACAACACCGTCGATACGCTTTCTGTCGTCCATTCCTTTAACTAATTGAATATTACCGTTTATATCAGCTTTAATTTCAGCGTTAGAGAGGTTCCACATGTCAATAGGGTTTCCATTATGTACGATACGATTTGCTGATAAATCGGCTTTCAATTCCTTGAGTGGTTGACTCATAGTAGCTACTCCTTGACGTATTGGAATCATGCTATCTTTACCAAACTCACTCTTAAACTCTCGTAGTAAACTATCATCAATATGCCAAGGATCATAACCAATATAAAGAACATACAAATCATCTTCATCTCGTAGTTCTTTGAACCAATCTAAGAATACTTTCTTATCAACTTTATTACCCTCATGAGTTCTCAATAACCCTTGTCTTTCCCACAATAAATAAGGGACGGAATCTCGTTCCCTCCTGTTACCATCTTGTGTCATTTGATTGAGTACATCTTCAGGCATCCAATACATAGATTTTAGATAAATATTAGGATCATTTGGTCTCATGCATAAGGCTTTAGCTGAGTTTAAATCCACTGAATCAGCCGCATCAAAACCACCAATAGCATAACGGAATCCCATTTTACTAAAATCAAATTTAGTTTTGTTTTCAATCTCATTCCAATTCAACCAAGCGCTTGATGAATTCTCTTTCATGTTAAAATCCTTAACCATTACTGTTGGTTTAAAGGCTGGATCATCTTTAGCCTTTTGAACATTTTCTCGTAAAGTATCTAGCGACTTAATGACACCAAGACCTGGATTTGCTTTGATGAAACAATTTTCTTTGTCGTATTCGTCCCTATCATCTAGCTCATAAATAAACGGAAGGAATCGGTCATTCTTAACTTTTCCATCAAGTAAATTACAAGCATACTCATACTGAGAATCAAAGATACCTTCACGTACAAATCCATTTGTTGAAATCGTAGTAAGGAGAGGCGATGTACGAGAACTCATGGATTGTTTCATTAAATCATAGATGTCACGGTTCTTTATGGCTGCAAGCTCATCGATAATAATAAAATGACCATTCAAACCATCCAAACTGTTGGAATTACTTGCTAATGCTTTAATAAATCCCATGTTGTGTGGGAAGTATAAATCAGATTGCCTCTTTTTTACGTGACCTTTCAAATCAGGAGATTGTCTAATCATGTTCCACGTTTCATTAAACCCTTTTTTGGCTTGATCAAGTGCCGTTGCTATAAAATATATCTCTGGTGAACCTTCACCGTCAGCTACAAGACCATACAAAGATATTGCTGCTAATTCAGTTGTCTTCCCGTTCTTTCTACCACGAATGTCAAGATTTTCGGTATATTGCCTAATATTACGATTATCCTTATTGACGAAACCAAATATAGCTTGTAGCTTCGCCTTTTGAAATAACATTAACTCTAAAGGTGTCCCCATTTTACCTTGTGATTGTTTGCAAAATGACTCTATAAAAGTAATAGGTTTATTAGCTAACTCTTCATCAAAAACCCAATCACCTTGAGGGTTATGTAATTTATCCAATAACATCTTGTAAACTTGTTTAATCCTATGACAAGCAACTATATCGCCATTTAATACTGCATTTGCATATTCCTCTAAATATGTCATGTGATCACCGCTTGATGAATTCCAATAAAGGATCATCTTTCTTTTTGGTGTCACCTTTAGGTAATAGGTCGCTTAGTTGTTTCATTATGGATGTGTATTGTTTAGACCAACTTGTATACAATTCTGACTCAGGAGATTTCTTAGTACCGTATTGATTCTCACCATTCTTGTATTCAATCACGACTCCATTTTCATCCATCGTTGCTGTTAAATCATCTAAAGAAACTGCTAACCAAGCTGCGTTATACATGAGCTTTGCATTGAGTTTCTTTGTACCATCTGGCATGTTGCTGAATATCTTCTTAATTTTGTTGAACTCTTTCTTAACTTCCTTTTCTTTCTCTATATCCGTGTAAGTCACCACAAATCACTCCTTTTTAATACCACACCCTTCACGTGAAGTCACACGCAGAAAAATTAAAGTCCTCCATCGGTACCTATAGGGGTATATATCCCACCAAAGTACGGGGGTATACTTACTCCCTCACCTGTATTAAGTTTCCTTCATCATCAAACGTAACATCATCTCTTATAGTTACTTCACTTTTATGATGCTCTTGGTTATGACACGTTTGGCATAGTAGCTCAAGAAGCTCATGATTCAAACTAATATCAGGATCATTAATGTTCTCAGGTGTTAACCATACTGTATGATGCACAATCAACCCACTACCATTCTTACCTTGACACCTCTCACAGACTCCATGTTGTGACACAAAGTAAGCATCACGACATTTGCGCCAGCGACTACTTTTATAGAATTTTTCAGCAAATTGTTTCACTTACCTACTACCACCCATTATTAAATCTAACCCAAGATGCTTTACCTCAACTTTAAGATCAATACGAAGCATTGTAATTTCTCTAGAAACATCATCAATCCCACTATTTTGAATAGCAATCAATTTATCTAACAGGCTTAACTGTAACTCTAATTTCTTTGCTTTTTCATCAAACTTCATTATTATCAACTCCTATTATTAGGTACTAAATTCAGGCATAGAAAAAGAACCAGTGCAATCACTGATTCCTAAGTTCATCAATCTCTTTAAATATCTGCTCAACCTTTTGATGGTTGTCCTCAAAATAAAGCACATTATTTGTTTCCAAAGCTATAAACTCAATCACTTCTAAAACTGGATATACAACATCTTCTTCATAATCACCAATAATCCCTAATGCCATTGGCTTAAAATGAGCAAAATCATTTCTGTATTTAATCATCTTATCAATAGCATGACTTTGCTTATCGTTTAATTCTAACAACTTACTATTAGTATTTTGAATCATGTAATCAGGACTCTCTGCTCTCTTAATTACATCCCAAATTCGAAGGAGTAAACCTTTTTGAAAAGTAATTAGTGAATCTAAATTTGACCCATCATCAAGCAAACCTTCAATACCCAATGACTTGTATTGTTGAATAATTGCATTCTTAGCATTTTGTTTTTTCTTCTCACTTATTTCCTCATATACCCGACTGATTGAGCTTGTTCCTTTAATAGCCAAAACTCCAAATCCATATAACGCACCATGTAAATTAATCATCAGCCACTTAAAACGGTGCGGATGTTCTTTTTCCTTTAAAAAATGTAAAGTCATTTCCAAATAATCAACACTGTTTTCAAGCTCACTTGTAGAGTAAACAATTTCATTATCCATAATTACCACCAATAGTATTTTTAGTAGTATTATAGCACAAACAAATAGACATTAGAAAAAGCACCCACGAATGGATGATGGATGCTAAATTAGTTTATGTGTTGAGTTTTTTTATTTCTTTATTCAATTTATCAAGATTTTTATTAACCTCTTTCATTTCCTTTGCAATATCATGGCTACCTCTAACAACCATTTGTTTAATACCCTTATACATACTTGTGTCTAAGTAATAATAATCAGTATAAGTCCTTCCATATTTACTTCTATAGCTAATCTCTATTTCCATCTTGGGAAATTCACCATCATCACCTATCAATTGATGAAACACACCAACCATAGCTTCAATTTTTTGTTGAGGTGCAAGTGTCCTTATTGGATTACTGAGAAAGTTAGCTTCTGAGAAATCTCCTAAAGAATTATTAGATGAAACCATTTTTAGTTTTACATCCTCTGCTATTCCCCTACCAATATTTTTGACAACAAAATTCAAAACACTTGTAGTATGCCCTTCTTCAAAATATGCAATTACATCTGGCTTCTGATCTATTTCCCTATTCAGTTGAGACTCCCTAACCATTTCTTTGTTAGCCTTAAGAGTTTGCCAAGTAAATATTGAATAGACAAGTGTTATTATAACTAATAAATAATCTGGTAAGTTACTAATAATATTGTTTAACATTTTACCACCTCGTATATTATCTTTCTACACGAGACGACAAAACCCTTTAAAAAAGCCACTCGTTATGAGTGACTCAGGTTCTTACTATTGATTACTTTGCATATAGCTTTGAAACTTGGGCATACCTCCGTAAAGAGTTACAAATACTTCTTCCCAACTTCCTCGTCTATGATTTTCCTGAGCTATTGCTTCAGCAAAATGATAACTACCATCATGCTGAGGAACAATATTATAGATTCTTTGCTCGAATGAACCATGATGAACTTCTTCATTACTTTCAATCATATTACGATATTCATCCATTAGATCCATAATTGCATTATACTGTTCTCTGGTAATATTGTATTCAAACAAAAGTCTGGAATATGCACTATTCTCAAACAATAATTCTTGTCTAAATTCAATTAAATCTAATCTTTCTTCAACAGACATAAATATCACCTCCTCACAACATCATTTCGACATTGTAAGGATATAGTCCTGCTAAATTTTATCTAATTATGTAATTTTTTGACACTACCATCGTTATTTCCGTCTAATAATAAACTAATCAAATCCTCTCTATCGATTAAATTTACACCAGTTCTTTTAGCTAATTCTTTAGCAGATTTCGTAAAATTACTATTAGTAACAACCCAAGCTTCATCAGAGCTATAATATAACATTGCAGACTGGATTTCTTGGACTGCTTTAATCCCTACATTCGCTTTATATCGCTTTGCCTGAATAGCAATCACATATCCATTTTTTTCAATTAGCAAATCTGCTCCAAAATCGCCACTCTTTGGAGTCTTTATTACTTTGTAACCATGGGATTTAAACAGCTCTTTTAAATATCTTTCGAACTCAAATCCATCCATTAGATCGATATCTTCAATTCCTGATTCCCTTAAACGCTTATTCTCATTAATAATATTTCTAATTGTCAAAATCAGCATTGTAATAAAAATAAAAACTATAATCATCACTGAAATGATTGGGGTTTTAGTTTTAAAATACGTAATAAAAACAATAATCCACATAATTAGATAGACAATTAAAAAGGATATATTTTTTCCTTTAGATTTAAAACTTTCAAAACTTTCAATGCTTAGAAATGATATAGTGGCAAATAAACTTATTAAAAAAGCAAACATAAAAAAATTAGTTAATTCTGTATCCGAAATCATTGAAACTACAAACCCCCTACCCCTACTCGCTTTCCAACATTCTACCATTATACGACAAAATAGGAGGCTTGTCCGAAATTTATTAGTTTATTGCTAGATTTTGTATTTTTATATGGTATAATTTACTAGAACCCTGCAAGATTTGAAGCAAAGGGGGTGATAGTATGGCAAAAACAAACGGTGGTAAGAAAAAAGTGTATGTGAAAACACACACTAAGAAAGTTGGTAACAAGAAAGTCAAAGTTCCGACTCATTACCGTTCAACACCAAACTAATCCTCCTGAGCCAACCAAACTCTCCAAAAGCAGGGTTCTTTTTTTATGTATTACCATTCAAAAATTACTTTCTTATGTGACTTTCCATTGATAATTGATTCAATAGTATTAAACACAACACCCATTTTCGCTGCCATCATTAAACAAAAGTCCGTCTTAATTCCTTCCCATTTTGCAAACTCTTTTTTAATCTGAATTACCTCATCTTTGCTTAATCGTTTTCTATTTGTTGATATATCCTTTACTACATCTTCAGTAAACTGATCTTTATGTGACTTTGCTTCAAGATTTTTATAACAATTATTCTTCTTGTTTCTATCCATGTGATTAATAGTAAGTGGTACTTGTTCCAATTCACCGTCATCATTCATTATATAATTTTCTTCACGCCAAAAAGACTTTGGTTTCTGAATATATGCAGAATACACTAACTCATGGATGTACATTCCTTTTGATTTTCCTGAATTATGTTTAAGTGTGGTCATTAAATAACCATTCTTTCTAATGCCTTTTTGATTAAGCCACCTTTGACTGATAAAAGAATAGATTCTCCCTGTCGTCACATCAATTCCATAGTTATCAAACTCCGGAATTGGAGATAAGCTAATACCATCAATTACATTAATCATTTTCATTTCCCCTTTAAGATTATTTGTTCTGAAAAAAAAGAAGCACCAGTCAACAGACCAATGCTTCAAAATGGGGATAAATAACGCTTATCCATGCGTACTCATTCGTGAGTAAAATAATATTTGGTTGTAAAAGAAAAAAGACACCAACAAAAATTTGTCAGTGACTCTCACCATTGAACGCGGTTAGCGTTCATTTACTGTAATCCTTGCCGTAAAACTTTTTGGTTTTTCTTTAGCTGGTTTAACTACACTATTAAAAGTAACTTTCCAGTTGTCCATTCCCATACTAATACCTCTTTTAACAATGTGATCAGGTGCAATACTACAAACCATATTTTCACCATCGTAAATGTTGGCATAACCTTTTTCGGGAACAGTCTTTAATGTAAATTCCTTACCAATCAAACCACTAGTTACTTCCTTTGCACATCTCCCACGTGTGAGCATTCTTACTTTCTCACATATTACAGGTTCAATATTACTATCTTCTTTCTTTTCGTACCAAATGTGGCACATGAATTCATTGTGTTTATTCTCCATTTCTAATATGGCATAATGTCTTCCCATGTTAGATAAAACCACATAATTACCGTCTTCTAATTTAGTTCTAATAACAATCGGATTCTCTAGAATTTTAGTCTCTCTTCTATTCAATTCTACTTGTCTAATCGTCATCTTTCCATATCTCACTTCAGCAATACCAGTAATGTTCTCCTTAGTATCAATATTACCTAAGTTATGTAATACAGTCTTTGTATCAATCCTATTCTGCAATGCATTATACCGCATTCCTTCATAGGCAGTATCCCATGCAAAATCATAATTATCTTTTAATCGATAAGCTAATTCAATAGAAGCAGTGGCGAGTATACTAATATTTGGCTCAATTTTACGACACTTCATTTTATACTTCTGTTTAATCGTTGAATATTTTGAGCGAATACGATCACGTTCTTCTGAGTCTTGCTTTATCTTAGGTTGCTCTTCAAACTTAGCAATTTCAAGGTTTACATCTTTTCTTTCTTTGGTATATTCCTTATAAAATGGGGTTAATTTTTCAATCACTTCATTTAGATAACTATGATACGGTAGACCATTACGATATTGAAAAATCTCCATAGAATTACCAATCGATTGATAATAATCAAAATCAATTTCTCTAAGTTCAAGATTCTTAATCTTATCTTTTTGTCTTTCAATCCATCTAACATACTGATTAATTGGTGAATCAGTATTACTACTAAAATTATCACGCTTTCCACCATAAACATGATACATGAAGTACGGCTTCTTCATTTTTCGACCATGCATTTGAATTGGATATGCAATATCAACTTCTTCACCAGTCTTAGCTGCGTCAATAAGCATCATTTGATAAATCTTATTCACACTAACCACTAAATCTGCTTTTAAATAATCGCCATATGCTAATGCAATATCTTGAAATTTTGTATTCCAATTAGTTAGAATGCCAATCATTGATTTTGTATTACGTTTCTCATAGTTGATTATTTCTTCTAAGCTATATTCAGTGTAATCAGTTTTACCGCCTGTAAATTGCTTATCTCCTTCATGAATAAGTGGAACATTGTCATGCATTCCTTTTAGTAAGAGCGGTTCTTGCGTATAAAGCGCTGTGTCTCCATCAACATCGGCTGTGAATTTAGGTAATAACAAATCATTAATACCAGTTACAATAATTGAATCTAAATGCTTAACATACTTGTTATCTGATTTGACAAATTGAGCCTTAACCGTTTCTTTTGGGCTAGTTGTAGGATTTCTCATTAACAAGTGCTGTCCTTCCGTTCCCTTCTTATAGGCTGAATAAGGTGCATCCAAGAAGCCTTCTACCTTCTCTTCATCTCTATATCTAACCCACTCCATAAACGCAATTGGATCTTGTGTTAGATAACGATAACCGCCACGAATAGGAATGCGACCACGACACAAATTTTTCAACTCATCCATTACACGTTTCTTTAAGAAATTCTGTATCTTTTTATCATGGATTAGTCGCTCATCAATACTAAGCATATCAAGACACTTATCACTGAAATATTCATTATCATTTGGTGAGTCCATCATCTGTAAGAATGACTTGATGTACGCAACATCCTTACCTTCCTTCACTTTATATAGAAGCTTCTCATAAGGCTTGCTTAATTCCTTTAAGTCCTCAAAAGTGAGATTAGGTAAAGCATAGATAAATTGATAGTTTAATGGTGTGAATTCCTTCATCATCGACTCACGTTTAGCATAGTTAGCTACACCAAAAGTTTTAATACCATATTTACCCATTGCTTTATACCACTCATCTACAGAATTGAATAAACATTTTTTCTTCCCTGTGCTATAATCGTGAAATGTTTTCCAACATGATTCAGTTGCTAAAATGTCAATGTCATCAATACTATGAGTATCGCCAAATAGATCAGTAATCTCAGTGACTCCATTATTAGCGCACCATCTTTTAATATCAAAACGAGTGATTAACGATTTGAAATATGGTAATCTACCTTGAATGCCATTAGTTGTGTATTTCAATCCCAATTCTTGACTAGCTTTCTCAAACCACTCAAAGCTACCTAATGCCTGTCCGTCAAACATTGTCATTGGTACAGCTCGATTTTCTAAGTGATTAACCTTTTTTCCGATTGTTGCACTATTACACTTTGGAAATGAAATCTCTTCTGTTTGTTCAATTTTATAAACTGGATAAATATTATCATTATACTTACCATATCCAACAGGCTTTGAAATTTCCTCTAATTTGATACTACGTTTCTCTTTGTACCAAGCATTCTTTGACTTATGAGTCTCAAAATCTGACCAGTCATAGAAAGGAAGTATTTTTAACTCATCATCAGACAGTCTATTTTCTTTCCATTCAGCTTTAAGTGCTTTATCCTTCTCAATCTGTGCATCTATAAGAGCAATTTGTTCAGGGTCAGTTTCACAGTCTCGAACAACTTCAATATCTTCTTTGATAAGCTTATCCATATCCTCAATAAAGACAATATTCGGTACTGATTCAATCATTAGCACAGATGATAAGCTAATTCCATAAGCTGCTTCTAATTTAGATACAACTGTATGAGTTGGAATTTTACCAAGTGACACATACTCCATCACCTTTTTAGCAATATCATCACGAATAAACAATGTTTTTTGAGTACGTACCATAGATGGAGATTTAACCGACTTAATGTATTTAACACCATCTAGCCAAATTCCTTCCTTCAATACTTGCTCATAGATAGCTAGTTTCTCATCATCATCCTCTTTCATTTCATCAAATTTCAAGATAAAATAAGTGTTGTCTGGAATGTATTCATCAAGTACATTCTCAATGGATTGAATAAAAAAGTTACGGAAATGCTCAATGTCTCTACCTTTTTCAGTAATTGTTAGTTTATCGTTATCAGTATTAATATTATTTAAATGATATTGCTTAACAGTAATTTGACTGCGTTTCTTAGTCATTTGACCACTCCTTAGATTAGATTTTAAGATTAAATACAAGTTCAGGGGTGGTAAAATTATTTTTTGAAGAAAACCACTTCAAAAAATAATCTGACCCGTACCACCCCTCTTGTTTCCGCTACGCTACAACAATTCACCCCGACGGCTTATTTGTTATTTTGGTATTTTAAAATCGACACTTTTCATTTCCC